GCAGGCCGACGAGATCATTGCCCGGCTGGAACGCGACCCGCTTGCCATGATGATGCTGGACGGAAACATTCAGAGCATCTATACTGGGATGATCCAGGGCGTTCCTTTCAAAGCCAAACTGGACTGTCTGTTGAGCGCCGACCAATGCGATAAGATTGCGGCTGCATATCCTCGCATGGATGATCTTCTGTTCGCAAGCGGGTGTATCGTTGATTTGAAGATCATGAAAGACTTCAAGCCGCAGTACAAGGAAGGCGAAGGGAAACTCAGCTTTGTAGATTTTTGGAGGTACGACCTTCAACTGGCGATCTACCAGCGGCTTGTCGCCCAGCAGAACGATGGCGAGCTTTTCCCCTGCTACATTCTGGCAGCGACCAAGGAAAAGGTAACGGACATTGGGCTGTTCCGAATCCCGCAAGATCAACTGGACGCGGCGATTGAAGTCTATACTCCCGAAATGCTTCCTCATGCGGCCGCTGTCAAAGCTGGCGAGATCGAACCGGAACGCTGTGGCGAGTGCGATTATTGCAAACAGTCCAAAATTCTCACCTGCGGACAATCGCTGGGGGACTGGTAAGATGCAGCCCGTTGTGATGGTCGATACGCGAGAGCAGAAGAACCACGTAACGGACTATCTCAACGCCCACAACATCCCCAACGTTCGGTCTAAGTTGTTCGTTGGGGACTATACCCTGCTGCATGACCAGAGTGTGTGCGTGGACAGAAAGCAGTCACTTGCCGAGGTGTGCGGCAATGTATGCCAGCAGCATGACCGGTTTCGCGCCGAACTGGAACGGGCACAGGCAGCCGGTATAAAGCTGATAATGCTGGTGGAGCACGGCGGCAAAATCACATCGCTCGACCGCGTGATGGACTGGGTGAACCCGCGCCTGAAAACATCGCCTTACGCCGTGTCGGGCGAGAAGTTGCACAAGATCATGGTCACGCTGGCGGCGAAGTACGGCGTGGAGTGGCGGTTCTGCCAAAAGCGAAACACGGGAAAGATTATCTGCCAGATACTTGGCATCGAAACGAAAGAAGGAGAGCATCATTAATAAGATTTTTCTTATTGGGAATTTAACATTCGACCCCACCAGCAAAACGCTTGATTCAGGGCATACGGTCTGCTCGTTCACAGTCGCTTGCAATCGGAGAAAAGTTTCGCAGAATACAAGCCAGCCGGATGCGGATTTTTTTCGAATTTCCGCCTTTGACAAGAAAGGCGAAGCCTGCCAGAAATATTTGAGCAAGGGCAAGAAAGTCGCAGCGACCGGCACCGTTTCAGCCCGCGCATACGAAGCCAAGGATGGAAGTGGCCCGCGTGCATCGCTGGAAGTCATGGCGGACGATGTTGAATTTCTTTCCAACAAGAGCGATTCGGCGCACGAACCGAGCGACGCGGCAGAACCGAGCGCGGCGGCGGCGACAGATGATTCTCAAGAGGATTTACCTTTCTAATCCCGTATATACACCAATCACGAAGGGGGTGAACCCAACCAATGGAGAAGCAAGCCAATGACGATCTGCGGCGGTATGCACGCGCACGTATGGTAACTCTTTACGCCGTTGCTAAAAAATTCGGTGTAAGCGAGGCCACGATTTACAGATGGTTGCGCGTCAGGTTCAACGCGAAGCAGGCGTCGCAGTTCAGAAAGTATGTGCGCGAGCTGGTGCAGGAACATGCCGAGCGGAAGAAGGCCGAGCAATGAACCGGCTGGCCGAAACCATCCGTCAGCGCGTGACTATGCTGGACGTGACAAAGGAATATGGAATTGCTGTCAGCCGCGCGGGGTATGCGTGTTGCCCGTTCCATTCTGAAAAGACCGGCAGTCTGCGAATCTATCCAGGCGACCGGGGCTGGTACTGCTGGGGTTGCCATGCTCACGGCGACGTAATCGACTTCGTGGCGCGTTATTTTAATCTGGATTTCAAAGGTGCGCTCGCCCGGCTTGATTCCGACTTCCATTTGGGGCTTCCGCTCGATTACGAACCAACCCCGCAAGAACGCCTCGCCGCTGCACAGGTTGCCGCGCAGGAGCGTGCCGAGCGGCAGATGCGAGAAAATGCACAGGCCGAGGCAGAGGCGGCTTACTGGGGCGATTTTACGGCCCTACAGATGTGCGACGCTCTGTTGCAGGAGAATCGGCCGGTCAATCAGACCGTTCCGTGGAATGATCGGTTCGCTTACGCCCTTCTGAATCGCGCCGACCTGATGGAAAACTTCAAACATTCTCAAACCGTCATGCAATTAACAAGGGAACGGGGGCGGGCAGATGGAAGAACAAGGCTTGCAACTGGCCTGTCCTGAATGGACGGCTGACGACTTCCGAACAGAAAAGCCGTTTGAATGGCTGTACGAGCGCAGAAACAATAAATTCCTGCTGATGCAACTGGTGGAGGTTATCGCAGAGAAGGCCGGGGCGCTCAGCGTAAAGAACTTCCGCATCCTGTGGAAAGCCTATCTCGAAAGCAAAGCCGCGACAAAAGGATCCACGTGGAGAAGCGAGATCGACCTTCCAAACAAGCCCAAGTATGTTCCCGATCTCACGTGCCGGGAATATTCTGTCAGCAACGAGGGCATACAAACCGCCGACCGATATGGCTTCCCCATTGATGTATGCAGCCATCCAATCCTGCCAATCCGTCGCCTCGTCAACGTGGACACCGGCGAAGTGAAAACCGAGATTGCCTTCACGCGAAACGGCAAGTGGAACCGCATAATCTTTAGCAAAGAAACGCTGGCGAACCGCGCAAAGATAACCGAGCTTGCAAAGTGCGGAATAGATGTTGACAGCGAGAAGGCGCAGCACCTGGTACGGTTTCTATCGTCAATGGAAGCGCAGAACTACGGAGAGCTGCCAGAGGATCATACGGTTTCCCGGCTGGGCTGGATTGGCGGATACGGGTTCAGCCCATATGCGGAAAATCTTGTTTTCGATGGCGACGCGCAGTACCACGATATTTTCAAGTCTGTTACGCCTCATGGCGATTATGACGAATGGCTTAAACTCGCTAAGGAAACGCGGGCAGGCAGCACCGTCGCCAGAATGCTTTTAGCCGCCAGCTTCGCTTCCGTTCTGGTTGCCCCGTGCGGCGCGCTTCCGTTCTTTGTCCATATCTGGGGCGGAAGCGGGAACGGAAAGACAACCAGCTTAATGCAGGCGGCCAGCGTTTGGGCGGATCCAGATCGCTACATGTCAACGCACGACAGCACCGCCGTATCGCAAGAGCGCAACGCCGGGTTTCGGAACTCATTGCCGCTTTGTCTGGACGAACTACAGGTGCTCAAAGGAGAAAAAAGCCATGACGTGACAATCTACAAACTGGCCGAGGGCGCTGGCCGTGGGCGCGGAACCAAAACAGGCGGGATCGAAAAGATGCTAACGTGGCGAAACTGCATTCTGTCAACGGGCGAGTTCCCGATCCTGAATGAATCAAGTGGCGCCGGTGCAGTTAACCGCGTACTTGAAATCGACTGCCGTGACGAGAAACTTTTTGCTGATGGGCATGGCGCTGCTGAAATCCTGCGCCTGAATTACGGTTGGGCGGGGAAGAAGTTCGTTCAAGGGCTAACGCCAGAAGTGCTTACCTACGCAAAGGAAACGGAGGAGCTATTTTTTGAGCAGTTGTTAAAGAGCAATGCCTCAGAAAAGCAAGCGAGGGTCGCAAGCATGATTCTGGTGGGGGACGCATTGGCTGATTCGCTGATATTCGGAGACGGAAATACGCTATCAATGGACGATCTTATTCCATACCTTGCAACAAAAGCCTCTGCCGATCAGAACTACCGAGCATACGAATGGCTGATGGATTGGATCGCCAGCAACCCGGCTAGGTTCAGCCAGAACCAGTATCACGAATATTCCGGCGAGTGCTGGGGCGGAATCGACGAGGAGCATCATCAGGGGTACATCATTAAGACCGTGTTCGACCAGAAGATGCGCGATGCCGGGTATAGCGCCTCCTCCTTCCTGTCCTGGGCGAAGCGAAAAGAACTGATCCAGACCGATAAAAACGGACAAACTAAAATCTGGCGGATAAAGGGTATGCAGGCAAACGCACGGTGCGTTTGTATCGAAATGCGCGGGTCGAAGCAGCCCGAACCGGGAAATGACGAACCGGAAACGCCAGAGATGGGAGAAGAACAGGAGAAGATGCCGTTCTGACGCAGCAGCCGCAATTGGGTGGCGCGCGCGGCGGGATGGACAAAATTAGGGAGGGCTGACAATGGAGATCAAACCTATTCTGTTTTCAACGCCGATGGTGAAGGCGATCATGGACGGGCGGAAGAGCATGACACGGCGAATCATCCCTGAAAAGATCGTTGATGAATATTATGAATACGACGATTATTGCAATGCCGTAATGCCGCGCGACTGTGGCTTCTCGTGCGAGAGAACCTACGAGAAAGAGTTTTACTTACAGCACGCTAAATACCAACCCGGCGATATCCTGTGGGTGCGGGAATCGTGGTGCAAGTTGTGGTCTTTGGATGATGGGTGCCAGATCATAGACGGGACAGAGGCGTTTTACTATGCCGCAGATGGATACAACCCAACACCATTTAACGCTTTCCCGGACGAAGATGGGTTTATCGGCTTGCGTGATTGCCCGAAATGGAGACCATCCATCTTCATGCCAAAAGAAGCCTGCCGCCTGTTCCTGCGGGTGACTGATGTGCGGGCGGAGAGGCTGCAGGATGTGAATTGCGACGATGCAATGGACGAAGGGATTTCCATAGAAGGGGATTGCTACGAAAGTGATTACGTCGATAAGTTCAAAGAGCTATGGGACAGCCTCAACGCCAAACGCGGCTACGGATGGAGCGTCGATCCATGGGTATGGGTGTACAGCTTTGAACGGTGCGAAAAGCCGGAAGGATGGTGCTGACCATGAAACGAACGCTTGCAAACTGCCGGCTTGTAAAAAAATATGGCGAACCAAGACAGCACGACGGTGTATGTGAAGGTTTCGCAACGTCAGAAACGGATGACGAACCATGCAAGACTTGCAAAGAATGCAAACTGCATTATCTGTACGACGAGGAAGTGCGGTTTTGGCAAAACGAAGGGAAGGGGTGCTGACAATGGAGATCACCAAGGAATGGATCGCGGAACAGCGGGCTTCGTTTTGCGGGGCAATGAACTATCGTTATGGGTTCTACACAATCATGCGTGGCGATTTGAAAGAAATGCGCAGGGTCATCAAGCTTTCCCTTGACGCGATTGAACGAATTTCAGCGGAACTTTCACAAGCAAGGAAAGCCTATGTCAAGCTGGCTGGGTATCATCAGAGGGGAGTTTCGGCGAAGATTATTCCTTGTCCGGTGTGTGGCGGCGTGGAGTGCGTAAGGTTGCTGCAACGAATAGACGCCCCCGAACTGTTTGGTCTTTCCTGCGGCGAGTGCGGGTCGCACGCCACAATACAATTATTCGCCGATTCTGATGATATTGAGCGCCTGACCGCCGAGCTTGCCGCCGAGAGGAAACGGGCGGACGCGGCAATCGCAGACCTAGAATGCCTTGCAAGCGATGTAGAAGGGCAAAACCTTGCGTGCCGTTTTTGTAGCGGGGACTTTGAAGATACGCAACAGTGCAACATAGGCGAAGAAGACGAAGCGCCGTGCTTCACGTGGCGCGGCCCGTGCGCCGAAAACGCGCCCACCGGAGCAGAAAGCGAGGTAACCCCATGAGACAGCCAAGCAGGGACTTCATCAGCCGAGAGGCGGCAATAAATGTGTTTGGCGTTGAGGCCGATATTTTGCATCACGGAGAAACTAAAACCGTCCGCGACAAGATCAACGCCATTCCCGCCGCCGACGTTGCGCCGGTGGTGAGGTCGCGGATCGTCAACGTTTGTGAACATAACGACATTCGCTTCGATTCCGATGGAGAGCCACACAACAATCTATACACCATGGGAGGGTGCGAAAACTGCGGATGTGAAATGTTCCCCGAGTGGAAGGGATGCCCGGTGTGTCTAGCCCGCATGAACGGAGGCGAGCCGCATGACTAAGCTCAACCCGTGCAAATGCGGAGGGAAACCAAGCGCCTCGTATGAATCAATCAGAACGCCGTTTTTCAGCACGTCAGGGTACACCGTGGCATGTACAAAGTGTAATAGTTCCGTGACTGGACAGTGCAAAAAAGAGGCGACCGGGCGATGGAACGCCGCCAACCCGAAGGAGGGAAACCCAAATGACGCGCAAACGGTTTGAGAAAATCTTGATGGCGTTTGGTTTCAAACGAAATGAACTGCCGCATGTATGCCGTGCTGCATTGCGGGATATGGGATGCTATGAAAACGCCATAATTGAAACCCCTATTCGGATACTTTGGAAAAATTGGACGCCATTTCCACGCGAATTAAGACGACCGGAGGCCGAAACCCATGAGTGAATATGACCGCCAAATGGAACAAATTCGGGAGCAACAGGCGTATGAACGGTTTGTTGAACAGCAGGAAGAAGAAAAATATTACCAACAACTACGCGAAGAGAGGCCGAACCCAATGAGTGAGGAACGCAAGGTGATCTGCCCACAGGGGCATGAAATGGCGGTTCGTGCAAGAAGGATTATGGCCAGCTCAACGTGGCAAGCGATATGTTACTGCCATTGCGGGTGGCAAGGCCCTGTAGGGATAGGGGAATCGCAGGAGGATGCCATCAAAGCCGCCTACCTCGCCGCAACCAGCCGCCCGCCGAATCTGCCGATGACACGGGAACAGGCGATAGCGCTTCCGGATGATACCACACTGTGGGTTTATCGGCGCGGGTATGACGTGATGAAACGGAACGTCGGGCAAGTTCGTGATCTGCTTACGCACGCCCCCGAAATTATTGCGGGATGGACAATTTTCACAGCTGACCCGACAACTGCTGACATCGAGGCGGCGAGAGCCGGAAAGGAGGCCGACCATGAGTGAGCACATGACCGCGCAGGAAGAACATCCGACGGAAGCTGACATGGCTATCGTGAATGCCGCGGTTGCGAGAATCGCCGAGATAATTACGGAAATCGTTCCCATCATAAGACTTATCCGATCCGTTGCCTCCATCCCCCACGTCCTGACGCTGGACGAGGCCAGCGCGCTGGAACCGCACACGGCGGTGTGGCTGGAATATCGGGTAAGCAGCATCCTAACAGAGGCAGGGTGGAGAAGCCTATGCTGGCTTCATTACGCGGAAGCGGCTGTAAAGCGGTGCGCGATGCGAAATCGCGTAAGTGATTACAAGCCAGCCGCAAGGATATGGATTGGCGCATGGCCTTCCGAAGAACTGCGGGCCGCAACCCCGTGGGAGGGATAGGAATGGCGTGGCATAAAGTCATTTTCCGTGATTTTAAGTGCCCTGTTTGCGGGAGCCGCATAACCATGCCAAAACGCAAAGGCAGAACTGCTACGGGGCATATCAAACACATCTGGTGTTTTGTCTGCAAGCAGGTTCAGCCGTTTGAACAGGAAGGGACGAAGTAACGCCTATCAGGGCGCTTTGGAGAAATTCGGAGCGCCTTTTTTATTTGATCTTTTTCAGCTTCATGTACCAGTCTTTGGCGTTGTCGTGCGCCGCCTCATGTGCCTTGCCTAAAAGCTTGATCTGTTCGTCGCTGGTCAGCGCGTCCCATTTTTTCGCGTTCTTCGCCATGTATTCCACGTAGCCTTTTTTATACATGGAAACCCAGTTGTCCCAGTCAGCGGTTTCAATGGTATACTTGGTTTCTTTATACGAGAACGATTCGTTGGGGTGCGGAAGCGCAGAATCTTTCCCGGTGCTTTCCCAAACAGTATAGGCTTGCTGCATATAAAGTTCGCCAGAATCATAATCGGCCTTGAAGGTATCGCTCAACGAATCATAGGCGGTCGGAACCGTCGCACGGGCCCCTTCAACAAACCGGTTCAAAATACTCTCGCCGTTGATATACTTTGCGGAATACGCGCCGATTGCTTCCTGCGCATCCAAAACGGTTTCCAGCATGGTATGACGGGTTTCCCTTTCCAGCGTATTCTTTTCTTCGTCCGTCAACGTTGTGTTCGCGTCGATAGCGTCGATTGTGTTGTACGCCTCGGTGACGATCTTCTTTGTGTCTGCGATAATGCCGCCAGTATGGGTCAGATCGTATGCCTCCTGATAGGCCGTTCCTGCCTGTTCCGGCGTTAGATCAGAGCGCAACATGTTAAGCGGGCGGTCATTGTCAACGGCCTCGGTAACTGTTACCAACATTGCGTTGCCGTCATAGAAGGAACTCAAAACATCATTGCTCAGCAACGGGTCGCTTGTGAGCCGTTTCCGCGCGGAGGCAACGGCAGCCGAAACGCCCGAACCAATATCCTTCTGTCCAATAGCGGGTAATGCAAGCTGCCCGAGCGATCCGGTGTACTGCTGGGCGATATATTCAAGCGCGAGCGGAGAAACCTTGACGCCGAACCCGGAAAGAAGATTCGACGCTCCTTTGAACACGTCTGCTGTCTTGTCGGTATATTGCGTTGTGGCATCCCATCCAGACATGTATGAAGGAACAATCGTGCTTCCGAAGTAGGTCTTGTTCGTGGACACGCTGAGGATCGGATCAAATACGGTACTGTTCACGGGGTTGAGGTTGCCAAGGATCGTATCTGCCAAAGCCGCCGCGCTGATGGTTAGATCGTCGCCCTGCCCGCTCCATACTGCATTTGTGGCGAGCGTGTGTACCGCATAGGCGAGAGGGTCTTGCGCAATTGGGATACGGACATACGGCGAATCGCCAAACACATCCGGCGCAAAGTTGGGCAGGTAAATGTGCCCTGATCTTAGGCTGTCCGAAAGCCAAGCAAATTCTTCTTTATCGTCGTCGTCTGCGTATTTGATGCAAAGCCCCGCGGCCAGAGCCGAGGCGGTCGCCACATTCAATACTGTTTTAGCAAAGCGGGCAGGAAGCCTTGCGCGTTCAACTGGATCGGTATATTCGCGGCCAGTCTGATAGATGCCCTGGACGCTCGCGCTAAAGAACGGAATCAGCTTTTTAATGTCCATCGCAATCTGTGAATTGCCTTTGCGCCGGAAGTCAACGCTTGCTTCCTGCGCGTTGAGGAAAGCACGTTGCGCGCCCTCTGCCGTAGTTTTGTCCTGCTTGCCGAAACGGTACTCGGCATAACGTGAGGTCTGCTCAGCAATTTCATTCAGGCGGGAAAGCGTGACGCCGTTCCAGACTTTCTTCCCAGCCCACTTTATTGTGCGCCCGACACCGGATGTGTTGTAGCCCTTAAATAACTCTCCGCGATATTCCGAAGCGCCTCTTGTGGTCGCGGCATCCAGCCGCGTCCAGCCGCCGCCTCCGAGCGCTTTGTACTGTTCGTACTCACCTTTTGCCCGCCAGACGTCGTAGAAGGCTTTAACCCACTTTACGCCGCCAGTCAAATAGTTGCTCGCCCAGGTTCCATAACTAACCGATTTCTGGAAGTCGCGGGGAACGTTGCGCAGAATGAACAGCGTACCAGTTATCAGCCGGCTCATTCCCTGTACGGCCTTACCAACAATATCCCATGCGCCCTTTGAACTGCTGGCGGTAGGCTCAAACATGTTGTATAGGGCCGGATCAAGGATTTCGTAATAGGCTTTCGTCCCGTCTGGCTTCTGAACCGCTATCGAATTGGCAAGCGTTGTCCCGCCCGTTCCTTGCCATTGCGATTGCTCCGTTCCGATCAGGTCAAGCACCTGCGTCATAATATCGTCGTCTGTGTTTTCGGCCTCGACCAGAAGGTCCGCAATCTTTTCCCGCAACCGGGTTGTGTCCACGGTAACTTTTTTTGCGTCAGGCGTAATCTTACGCGCGAACTCGCCCAGCCCTTCGTACTTGTTATAGATGGTATCGAATGTGAGTGCCGCGTTGTTCTTGCTCACCATTTCGACAATACTCCCAACCATCTGAACGAAGGTGTCCAGCGGATTGTAGATTTCTTCGGTGGAACCCGTCGCCTTTTTGATGGAATAGGTATCGGCACTCAGGTTCCGTTTCCCGCCAGACTTCACGCGGTTGGTCGGAACGTAATTGGGATACATCTTGTTTAGGCCATCAAAGAAGTCTTGACTTATATACCCGGTATCCACCATGAACGCCTGCAAGAAGTCTGTGCGAAACGCTTGAAACGCCTGCGCAGCCCTTGCGATTTCAGGACGCTCCTGTTCGACCTGCGCAATAAAGTCCAGCCGCGCTTGCTTGGTGATATGGTTATCGAAAACTGCCTTACCCTGAGCGTCGCGGTCAAGCGAGTGCAGCGCCAGCATATATTCAACCGTAGGCATAAAGTCTTTGCCTCTTACGCCCGCATTTTCGAACCGAGCACCAAGGCTTTCTCCGATCACATGCCAATGGGAATCGGTCAGCGCGTTATCAATCTGACTGAACGCCCGTTGCGCCGACGTGTTCCGCATAAGCGCGGAGTTCCGAAGGTTGTCCGTCAGGGGCACAGCATCTTGTGTCTGTGGGCGCACCTTCGCGTCTACGTTAGCGGCCGCACGGGTATCGTCTGCCATCCCCGCAATAAGACTAGTCCAGCGCTCTGCGAACGGATGGGATTTTCGCGTGCTACGATCAACGACCATCGACCCCATCTGCTCTTGCACCGCAGCGCCCGCATAGCTTTGAAGTTGCTGCTTTGCCTGTTGGACAGGCTTGTACAATTTCGCATCTTTCAGCCTGCGCTCAAAGTCGGCAATAAATCCCTCGCCTGCGAAGTCAATTGCTTCTGCATCGTTCGTCAGGTATCGCCACATAAATTCAGCGAAGGCTTCCCCGGGGAGTTCCTTAGCAGAATATTTTGTAGCAAACATGGGGTCAAGGTTGGCAACCATTTCAGGCGTGCCCTCTATACCCAATTTATCCGAAACGGCATGCCCAATCTCATGCATGGTTACGGTAAAATCGCCAGCATTAACGCTACGCACAGCAAGGTATTTTGCGCGCGCGTCATAAAAGCCCTTGACCTCTTTTGGCATATTGTTCATTTTGCGCGTTCCGATAGCCTGCCCTACGCTCAACGTTTTTGCGAGGGACTTAGCAACCTCGACCGGGTTGGTTAGGCGCTTGGCACTAGTTTGGGCTGTGGGGGCAGCTGCGGCTTCCGCTGATGGCGTACCCTTCGCGTAACGGATGTCGGGGCTGCCCTTAGATGGGCTAACAGGCGTTGCAGCGCTTTCCGTCGCCAGCTTTTGCACCATAGCGGTCTTAACGGACGCCTCCCGTGTTGCCTGCGCCTTTGCTACGTCCGTCTGTGCCTGTTGGCGAATCCCCTTCAACATACTGTTCTGTTGCGCGGTAAGCATGTTCTGCGCGGTAGTCTGCTGCGCGGTATATTTATCCACGGAAGCCTGCATTTGCTGGACAACAATGGCCTTGCCGCCAAGGTCTTTAATTGCCTGCGACATGGAATTGCGCAGTTCAGGTTTTGTGGGGTCTTGCACAAATTGTGAGTTCAAAAATTGTGCATTTTCACCAGCGATTTCATGTTCTTTTTGCGCCTGGATAAGATTCTGGTTGGCCGCGCGCACGTTTTCTTTTGCCTGTGACAATGCGGACTTGAAAGACTGTAATCCATCCAGCGCGCCATCAGCAATAATCGCCTTGACCTGCTCGGCAACCATGCTTTCATTTATGGCGGCCTGCACGGTCGGAGTGTCGCTGACGTTTTGAGCAGCGGCAACCAGAGCCGAAACAGACGCGGGAGCAGCTCCAGCGTTGACCACCGTTTCTAGCGCCGCGGAGGCCTCTGCATCGCCACTCAGCACGGTCTGTATGATTGCAAGTCCCGCAGTCGTATCGCCTGACAGCGCCACGTCTCGCAGCGTCCTGATGGCCTTCTTCGCGCCGTATTCGGTGACAAGTTTTTTGGCGGCCGCGGTGGCGGCTTCTGAATCAGTTTCGTTTTCCATCAGGGCGGCGGCAATCGTTGCTGTCTGACTGGAAACATCGTTGGATGCCAGCGCAGAATTTAGTGCGGCCACCTTGCGCGCCGCGGCCTGATTGTTCTGATCCTGTGCTTGCCCGCCTTTCCTAAGGGCATCCAAAATGGTGTCCCGGTAGAACTCTTGTGCGGTTTCGTCGGCCTTCCCCGCAGAGTATATTTTCTTTAGTGCGGCAGAAAGTATTCCCGTCATATCCCCTTCGGCAGCATCCTCGGGAAATAAGCCGGGGGCCATTCGGGCCAGCTCAACCCACATCTGGTCTAGCGTAGTATTCGCGTCATTCTTTATGCTGACCTTGCCGAAAACAGAACGCCTGAAACCAAGGACGTTATCGTTTGCGCTGGCGGCTTCTCCCCGTTGTATTTCGGTCAGCCGGAAGGGCGTGGTTTTCAAATACTCCCTTACTTCGGCATAGGCATCCTTGGCCGCCCTAGTATCCGTTGCGAGATTCTCCGCGATTGAATTAGCCTGCTGGTACAAATCGTTTTCGCTTGCCCCGTCGCGCGCTTCCAAAGTCAACGCTTCAATTGCGGTTACTAAAGAGCCGCCAGTGTATTTGCCGCCAGAAGATGTAAGCTCTTTTGCGATTGCAACCGCCTCGCTATGCGTGACGGGGGCCGCTTTAAGGCGGTCATACGCGGCGGTAAGGATGTTCGGGACGGCGAAGGCTTCGTTTGTCGTTTGCAGTTGCTCCGGCTGGGCGACCTCAGGAGCGATCTGGCTGGCCGGCACGTTATTCAACGTGCTCAAATCAAGCGATACTTCCTGATCGTTGGCGGCGGTAAGCGGCTGTGCGGGCGAGGTCGGGCTGACAGGCGTGGTGACGTTTTGGGTGGTCGGGTTGGTTGGCGTGCCGCCATTCTCCGCGCCAGTCCTGCGCGAAAGAAAGTTCGCAACGCCAGCCGATCCGGTTGCAAGCGCACCAGATAACGCCCCTGCAAGCGTGTTATATACCACGTCTTTCCAGAACTCGATTGTTACCTTTTCATCCGCTTGGCCCTGCGTCATGCCGTCCTTGACGTACTGTTGACGAAGGGTATTATACTGGGACAACTTGCCCATGATAAGATCGTCCGTAGTACCCTCTATATACTGGCTGACACCTTCTCCAGCGCCCTCTGTCATTGCTGATTTCGCAACGTTTTTGAGCAGGGTTTTGATTGTGAGCGCCTTGCCCAGTTTTAGCGTCTTTATCAACGTATCCAACGGGATATATTCTGTGATGGATTCCGCAAAGAAAGTCACGCCGCCTTGCAATAGCGCCTGTACGTCCGTAGCGAGGTTCTGTTTTGCGGCGTGCATTGCAGAGGCACTTGCCCCGGATGCCATCAGCGATACCGCCGCAACGGTGCTCCCACCGCCAAGAACCCCGCTTGTGAGGCTGTCCGCAGAGGATGTCGCCACATCGTATCCAAGGTTTGCAACAAACTCGGCGGGCGTCCCTTCGCCCAAGCTCTTTGTAATATTCGCCTTGACTTCCTCGCGCGTCCCTTGAACGAACTGTGTGGGCGCGAACGCTGCGTTGTAAGGGTTAATTTCCTGCCCGGATATGGCCGCGCTAACCGAATAGACCGTTCCGGCAAGTTGCAGGGGAGATTCGACCACTGACAGGATCGTTGCCCCAACCGCGTTCTGATCGGCGAACTCCTTGACGATCTCCTGATACTTTTCAGACTGCCGCACCGTTACGGTTCCGTAGGTCGGATCAGTGATATGGTTGTAATAGTCCTGCGCGGCTGTTTCGCCCTGCGTGCCAGCCAAGTACAGATATGTTTTGCGCTCCGATTCGTTCATGGACGGCGCCTGATTTTCGTTTATACCGTATTCCGGCTTCACGACGGAATAAGAAAGAAAACTAATCCCGTCGCGCTCGCCCGGGCGGAACAGCGCGGCCTTTCCATCCCATGCGGCCGCGACCTTCTGCGAGTAGGCTTCTGCCGCCGTGCCGAACCCATCAGAGGATTGCAGGGTGAAATACTGCGCGTCTTGCGTATCCCTTTCAAGCGCGGACTTGCGGCGTTCAAGGTTCGTTTTATAGCTATTATCTATCTTGACATTGTTTGTATCTAACTGCTCCAACACATAATCAATGCGGTCGATCTCTTTCGTGTTCGCGGCAATCTGATCCGTTGCGGTTTTGGCCGTGGCTTCATAGGAATACCCGCCTGTCAGCGCCGCATCGTATATATTCTGCGCGCTCCACTCGGTAGGCGTATAATCCTTCCCGTAATAATAGGCATAGTCCATAACGGAAAGAACGCCGCCAGCAGTAGTTTGCTTCGCGGTATCCCCGCCAGCCATCTGCCCTAGTTTAGCAGAGGAGGCGTATGCGTCCTGTATGTCCGCGATTGTCTGCTGGGCTTCCGTGTATTCTGTTTGATGCGCCTCAATATACTTGTTGGCGTTGGTTAGTTCCGCCTGCACTTCTGTTGAAGGAAGAACGCCCGTGCCAAGTTGCGCGTTGGATTGTTCCGCAGCAGTTTTTGTCGCAACGGCTTCCTCGTACTTCGCAACGGTCGATTTCGCCGCCATATAATTTTTAGAGGCATAAGCATCGTTGCGGTCAAGACTAGCCTGATAGCTCGTGGCCGCGGCAGCCGTTCCGTTGTCGATTGCGTCCTTGATCTGCTGTACATACGTGCCAAAGTCAGCGCTGTAGGCAACGTCGAACGCAAGCTTTTCGGCAACAGTGCCGCTCTGTTTGATTGTGCCGCCCGCAGAACTGATCGTATCGTCACGCGCCGTGTCAACTGCCGCTGCCGATTCGTCTTTACTCTGCGCCCCACCAAGCACTTTCACCACGGAATTAGTATAATCGGCGCTCTGCTTTTCCGAATTGATCTCAGAACAGCGCGTACGAACGGCATTTTCTACATCTTGCAGGCGATAATCAATTGCCCTGGTCGTAGAGAGAACTTCTCCCGATTTCAGGCTTTCGTCAATCTTTTTCAGCGTCGGCGAATCGTCCAGCAGCCCATCAAGAATAACTTCTGGGTCGGATGAATATTTGAGCCAATCATCAATGCTTGTGTTCAAAGCGGCCAGTTCGGTTTCCGCCTGGCTGGTAAACTGTTCGGCATCGTATACTTTCTGATAGTATTTCGCCGCCGTCTTGTCGCCGCTGGACAAGGCGCTTCTGTTGTTCTTTAGCCAATCAGAATCAAAGGACGATACGCCAAAATACAGCGCCGCATCGTCAAGCGTGCTGCCGACTTTGTACGGATCATAGTTTTCGCTTTCAGGGTCAAGCAGCGAGGCGGTCGTATCGTCTGCCTTATACTGATTGCCCTTGCCCATCGCAGAGGCCACGCTATCAGCAAAGGCGTTCCCTGTGCTTTCATTTCTCGCCGCCCAAACGACGCCGCTAAGTGCGTCCTGGCTGTATCCAACCGCCCTGTTGAGTTGCGTGGGCGTTCCGGCCGCTTTGTCGGCATCCATGCTCACCAGCGTAGGATAGTCTGCCCAATCGATCTTGGCAAGGATTTCTTCGTCCGAATAGTTCCGGTCTGTGCGACCGGCCCAATAATTGATCTGCTCCTGTACGGCCGCCCACTCGGTTTCAGCCTTTTGTGTGGTATCTTCGTCTTGGAGAACTTTATAATAATAGTATGCGGCACTTTCTTCTGGCGTTGAGGTCTTTGTCGGAGCGAGCGGTGTTCCGTTTACGCCAGTCCGATAATAGTTTTTCAGATATGAGTTTTGTTCAATCCATTTAGATGTTACCCCGCCAGACGTATCAAGCCCCAGTTCAGCCAGCGCCGAAAGGGATTGATTCGTAGGCGCAGTATACGGGTCATAAATGGACGTAGAGGGGTCTGCTTGCATTTCGGCAAGAGATTTAAGCAGGTAGTCGCCAACCTGTTCATTCCCCACAGATACCGTTACGATTCTTGCGGCATACTCACTCGCTGTCGGGACGGTGCCCTTATACCATTTGTCGGTATCGTCCTCTTTGGCGAGCAATGTCTGCCGGGCCGTCCTTGGCGCAGTATATAGGGACGCATCAGAATTGGCGGTAGACCGCGGCCTTTTGAAAACAGACGTCGTTTCTTCCTGTGCCTGTTCCGGCTGTGCAAACTTTGCCTTTTCCCTTAGCCAATCTCCATATATCACGCTTTTACCCTCCGGCCGTCTCTTTACTTCCCGAACAAATTGCTTCGCGCATATGAAGTGACCGACCCAGCCTTTTTAATGTCGGCTGCAAGCGATTTCGTTGTAGTCGCTTTCGTCGTAGTCGTTGTGGCCTTGGCGGGCGTGTTCACCTTGTTAAGCAGGCTGGTCAACTGGTTTGTGGTAAGACGCTTGAACCAGTTGTGGCAGTCGCCGCCGCCGTTGTCTTTTTTGTGCCTGAGCCGCTCGTTTTGTTGCTTTGCGTCACGTTGAATTGGCGGGCCTCCTCGTCAAGCTGCGCCTGAGCGAGCGCGTTCTCAATCTGGTCTTGCGCCGCTTGATTGGCCTGATCCACATTGAACTGGCGCATCTGTTCTTCCAGTTGCGTCTGCGCAAGCGTGTTCGCAATATCGTCCTGCGTCTTTTGATATTCTTCGGTTCCGATTTCCGCAATACGCTTCTGGATGTCGGCCGCCTGACTAGCATCGTACTGCATAATCTGCGCCGCCAACTGTGACGCGAGCGACGTACGCTGCGCTTCAATATTGGATTCGGCGGCGGCCTGCGCATCATAAATAGTCTGCTTCGCTTCCGCAGCTTTCGTGTTGACGTTCGCCAACGTCTGGTTGTTATATGTAGAGCGCTGCATCCCGCGAGAAAGCGTTTCGCGCGCAGCCTGCGAATAGGTGTTTGCATACTCCTTTTGGGAGGCGGTGACTTGGGTTCCATAGGTTGTCCCAAGTCCGCTTTTCTGCTGCTGATAAAGCAAATCTTGCGTTCCAGTCTGCTGCTGTGCGGCAAGCTTCAACTGGTCGTAGTAGCTCTGATATTCGGTCGCCGCCTGAGACTGTATTGCTTCGGCTGTCTTTGCCAGATACGCCATCAGTATCCCTCCCTTGGGAAGTTTGCAGTTTATTATATCATGCGAGCAGAAATAGCGCAATTCATGCTGGCGGCCCCACCACACCGTTTGCCCAGCGCCCGCAGCTTACGGGAGGTATTCGCTCGCTGCGCCCCGGAATGAATTTATTTATCCAGGCTGTCTTTCCACGCCGTAAGCATAGGCGCGAGAACACCGTTCCACACGGCGGTAGCCACAGCGGAGATTAGCGAGGCCAATGCGCCCAGCAGTACGCTTTTCCACGTATCATGGGTCACAGCAGAGAGCGTAGGTATCACAGCGATGAATACGCCGAGCGCGGCCTGCCACGCCGTCTTGAAGGTACGCACCCATACATCGGGCCAATCCACCAACGTAAAAACCGCTTTAATGGTATTCCACATTAAGTATCCCCCTCTTTCTTTTCGTCCTTGCCCCACAGGCGCACGCCTGCGGAAGCGATAAGCTCACCGCCGTTAAACCCTGCGAGAATCGTTAGCACCGATATAATCATATCCGCGCGGCCGGATTCAGGCACGATTGTACAGGCGATCACGATTGCTCCGGCGCAGGCGAGGTTTACCGACGCGATACAGAACCAGACGACGTGTTTTAGCATTCTGGTTTTCTGGCTGCGTGTTGATCTCATTTGACCACCACCGAAAGCAGATAGCCGAACCCAGCGGCCACAATCAGAGTGATTATTTGGGACACCAATGTATCCCAGCGCTTTGCGGGCTTTTGCTCAATGTCATTTACTCGCGCACACACATTGTCAACTTTCCCGCCAATATCGGTGATTTTTTCGCGCAAGCTGTCAATCCCGTTTGCGAGGCGCTCAACCACCACAAGGAGTTTACCGTATTCTTTTTGCGCCTCCTCCATTTTATCAAGGCGCTTCTCTTGAGCATCCATTCTACCCTCGACCTTCGACAACCTCTCTTTGTTGTCAGCGTCGGCTTTTGTTAGTTCCTGTGTGGTCATACGGAGCATCCTCGCTTTTCTTCATTTTAGCAATGCGGACCATGTCGCGGGGCCACATATACCATCAACGGTCAGGCTGTTTTTGGTCTGGAAATCACGCACCGCCTTGTCGGTCATTACTCCGAATATCCCGTCAACTTTCAGCGTCGCACCGCGAGTATTGAGCAACGTTTGCAATGCGGTAACGTCGTCGCCTTTGGAGCCGCGCCGGACGGTCGCGTGCGTTGCGGTTTCATCGGTGGTGTCCGCGTCCTCCTCGGGAACGTCGGTATCCGCAACCGCGTTAAGCGCGTCCCACGTCAAGGAGTTGCATACGCCGTCATCGGTTAGCCCATGCTCCTGCTGGTACGTAATCAGCGCCGCCTGCGTCAGAGGCCCGAAATTACCGTCCACCTCAAGTTTCGCTCCCGCCGAGTTAAGCGCGGTTTGAAGCTCGATCACAGTCGCACCCTTGCTTCCGATGGACAGCGTTCCGGAATCGCCCGCCTCTGCATCAGCGTCTTTTACGATCGCCCAATACGTCCAATGCTGTTTTGCAAGCGCCGCTTCATGCACGCCTTTCGCGCCATACCCGCCCGCCTGTATTACGTGATGCGTAACACCATCATACATTCCCGTATGCGCCATTACATCGGGCTTGCTTGCGTCAGCGTGGAACAGGAACGCGGTTTTGTCAGGCGGAAGCGTTGCAATCGGGCCGGTTTCTGCCCAATAGCCGTACCGCGCGGAATCGCCGGTAGCGGATCCGCGATGATACTGCGTGCTCGCGCCGTGATACCATATCAGCCCCATCAATCGCGCGGCTTTCATGGTCAGCCCGGAGCAATCGAATGCGTCCGGGCCGGACGCGCCAAACACATACGGCTTGCCCACTTGCGCGCGGGCATATGCGATCATCATTTCAGCGTTAGTCATATTTCCTCCTTTAGCCATTCCACACTCACAACGGATTACACAAGAATCCCCCGACACAGGAACGATAAGCCATTACCAGTTAGTGCTCATTCAGAATCGCATCCGCTTCTTCCTGCGTAATCCACTTGCCAACTGCTGCTAATACACGTTCTGTGCTCCATAGCCCTCTGTCGTAGTAAGATTTTACGATTTCGTACTTCGCGCTCATAATTCCACCTCCACCATCATCGCCAGATAGTCAACATCTGCTCGGAGCTGTTCGTCTGCCGTAAGAGGTGCTACGGGGGCAGGTGGATACATTCCTTGTATTTCGTTCTGTGTAGCATCATCGACCCACTTTGCTTGTACAAAATCCCATCTTGGTTTGACTGGTGGGTGAATAACGCCATTTGTTTCAATACGCGTATCGTTAAGATAATCGACGAGAATATACCCCTCAGAAAGACAATAGCGTTCTATTGCCTCTCCATTCGCGACAACCGCAAGTTCTACCATGTTCCCTTTTTTATCGACGACAGTTTTCATACTCAATACCCCGTTTTCATGTAGACAAGAGATATCAGCAACTTAGATATTGCCACGCCGTTGTAGTAGATAGCCACGACCGTCCCGCTTACATACCCAACGATTGAGTATTGCGAGTACGCGTATCCGGACGCTGGCATGTAGACATACGGGAACGGTCCTGCGAATCCGCCGCCCTGATCGGAGGTTACGTCGCATTTTACAAATCCCGTCGGGTCCAGATCCGATATACCATGGGCAACGGTGAACGATGCAGCGCCAGGCGTCCCGCTATAGAATACCAATTTCTGGTATAGTCTTCGTTTTGCCCCTGTCGAATCGTACATGTAGCGCCCCGTCCAGCTTTCCGTGGTTGACGGTGTCGCAAACCCGATGTTGGTTTGCGCCTGCTCTTTTTGCGCGTCAGTAAGGGTCTGCGCGGTGGGCTGTAACGCCGTATCCGCTAGCGCGCCCTGCGCGGCGGTGGCAGCTCCGATGCTTACCGGCGTGGGCGCGGCAGGAGTTGCGTGCTTGTGATCGCGCCGAGCTGCTACGACCGCGGTACCAACAGCTGCAGCATCACCGAATGCTTGTGTTGATGGTGCGGTGGCGTCAAATAGCGCCTTGTCTGTCCGTGCCGTCTCACCGTTCGCAATACCGAGCACGTTTATTAGTCCGGCTGCCGGAGCCGTTGCCTGTGGTGCAAGTCCTGCCGCAGACGTAGACGCTGCGGCGGTTCCCGCCTTTGCTGTATCGGACGGATGAACGTGATCCTTCCGAGAATAGGCGAACGATATTCCCGGCGCTGCGGTTCCGTCCATAAGCGGGTCGTCGTCAGACGCCACGCCATATTCGACGGGCGTTCCGTCCGGCTGGAAATGTCCCGGCGAAATGAACACATCCGTCCGCGCGCTCCGCTTTTCAACTCCGGACAACGACCCGCCAATAACAATCGTTCCAGCGCCGCTAACCTGCAACGCCTCCGCCCCGACAACCCACGTCAGAACGCCAGCCGTTTCGGTTACGCCGGTCACAAGGAAGGGCGCGCTTCCACTGGGCGCAATCATTGAAATGGCGAACGTCATGGCCGGGTAATCCGTCAGCCATTCAGAAACGTCTATCTCAATCTCGGTTACGTCGTTTTCGCCAATACGCCCAAGGTTGAGCTGGGGCAGACTGTCGATCAGATACATATTGGTCTCCTTACGCTACGCCCGGCGCAGTCCAAACACGCTTGTCATGGATGTCGGCAGTTTCGACGATGGTCTGGTTGGCATCCACGTTGATTTCCGCGATGTTGATCCCGCCAGACGGAACCGCAGGAGCCGTCCCGCCAGCGACGTGCGCGACCGAACTAGTCAGCGTACCGCTTGCGATAACGACCGTGCCCGTCTTTGTGGCAGCGCCGGGGTTATTCAACCCACCGGCGACCGTCTCTACCAGCCGTACAACGCCCGCGCTGGGGTTTGTGATCGTATACAAGGCTGCAAGCGTTGCGTTCGCGCCGATAACCGCCGCAAGTGCCGTTGCGCACGTGGTCGCGCTTTCTCCCGGTATAAACTGCCCAGCAGCCGGGTCAGCATCAACCGCTGTGAAAGTCTGCCCGCCAATCGTGATCGTGTCGGTTGCTGCCGCGTTGGTCGTGATCGTGTATGACCGCGCGCCCGCAACCGCATCAATCTCGATAATGCCCGCCAGATAGATTGCAACACCAGCGGAATTGACATAGATAATATCCGTACGGTCTTTCACGGTGTCGGCGGCAGTAATGGCCTGCGCCAGAATCGCGGCGACCGTCTGACGGGTTCCATCGGCCTTGTATCGAATGCCCGCAGCAATGGATACGGTCATGTCGGGCGTATCCTGTTCAGCCACTTCTAGCCCTGACAGGATGCCGTAGCCGGTCTTTTCGACGAACCGCGTGAGAACCGCGCCAATCGCTTCCAGAACGGATTTCAGGCTGTACTCGCTTCCGTTGATGTTCAGTGAGGCAATTGGAGGCACATTGCGCCCATCGTTATAGTCGCCAATCGGCATAGGGGTAAGGGTTGTTAGTCCAAGCGCCGCCAGCACGTCGGTATAGGTATCGTCACCATCTTTGATTAGCCCAGGCAGTTTCCCGATATAATCTTGGTTCATGGGGTTGTCCTCCTTATTTTTTGGAGCCTTTGGGGAGTGCATCTATCTGCTTCTGTTGCGCAGCCACCAGGTCGTTTAGCTGCTGTACGGATTTGGTAAGTTTGTCTATCTGTTGCTGCTGGGCCGTCGTAATCTCTCTTAACTGCTGGATGGCTTTCGTCTGAATGGACACCATCATTCCGAGGTCGCGGCCATCTTCTTCAACCGTCTCAACCTTGCCTTTTGCGTCGCGCGCTTGCCGCTTGATCTTCTTTCGCGCGAGCGCGGGAAGGGTGGAGTGGTCGATGTTGCCTTTCTTGTCGTTCTTGACTAAAGCCAATTCTGCCAGCGCGTCGCCGGTATAGGATGGAGTGCGGTCGGTAAAGGAGAGCGCGGAACAGTTGTTAGATACCCACACATCCCCGGAAAACCACGCATCCGAGACTGTGGCCCAAAACATAATATATCCGAGTGGGCCGGGGTCGCCGTTTTGATTCCCCGTCACCTCAAAATAAGAATAGGACTCGCCCGTATACGGGCCGGCATCTATTTTTATTCCGTAAGCGTCATAAAATATGGTGGCGGCCCCAAGGCCAATTTCGCTATTCGCCGCGTCAAGCGTGAGAACGGGCTTTCCCGATGGCGTGGCTTCCATCTTATTGCTTGCAAGCGTAAAGCCGCCAATCGTCCCTGAAATGGCTGTTACCGCGCCCAACATTGTTACGCTGAACGGCGCGGACGCGGGCGTTGCGTTCCCCGCGAACAGGAAGTACGTGTCATTCTTGATACCGACCGCAGAAGCCCCGCTGCCCGCCGTGATGTTGAGCGTTGTGGGGGCAGTCACATTCAGCGCACCGCCGCTGGCAATGTTTAAATCTCCCCCAGCTTCGATTTTCAGATTAGCGCCGCTTTTGATATTGATATTCCCGCCTGCCGCAATGTTGATCTCGCCAGTCGAGCCAATGTCAAGCTTGTTTCCGGCGAGGTCGATATACGACGTATGTACTTCGTTGGTTTGAAGTGTTTCCCATACGATAGGCGGGCCTAAAGCAGTACAGCGTTTGAATAGCTTGTTGGTGGTATCATACCAAAGCAAGCTAACCGCCATTGGGACAACGGGAGATTCTGCGGCAAGCTGGATAAGCAAATCCGATTCGGTCGCGGCGCGGAAAACGCGCTGAGCGCCCACTTCCAGAACGATGCCTTCGGTAGACAGGAGCCTTTCTTTCAGAGTAGTCCCTAAATCTTCAAGGCGAAGCCGCCCAAACCTACGGTATATATCGTCAAACAATTCTTCCAGTTGGGCGATAAGCCGCTTTTCGTTCGTTCCCCAATTGCTGGGGACACGCAGCGGTTCGTGTTGCTGAATCGAGGAATTCGCGGCCATAGTCTCGCCCCCTTACTTAAACAGCTTAGTCAGGATCGATTTCAGAAACAATCAGGATTCCCCCGACAATGCGCCATAACGCCCCGCCCGTGCTTTCGATAATCAGCCTGAACCGCCTGCCAGAGCCGCCGAAGTGCATACGCTTCTGTTTGGCTTCGGCATCTGTTCCAACCCCACTGTATGTTTTGGTTTTCACTTTCTTTTCGGTTTCAAGCGAAAACGTAATTTGCGCAGTTCCAAAACATTCAACCGTAAAGTATACATCGAAGTTGCTCTTGGTATAATTCTTGTACCCAAGATCGTTCCACGGCGAAGTCCAGACAGTATCGCCCGTTGTGGCTTCTTCCGTTTCCCAGCTATTTTCTGCCCACAACCATATCTGGCCGGGGGTTGCCGTGCTGGTAAAATACAGGTTATCTTCGGCTGCAAGAAACGATTCGACCGAGATATCAGTTCGCAGCAACCATGTGTTATCGTCTGTGCTGTAAATCAACACAGCATTGTTGGTTTCGGAAGTGTCCAGCGGAAACGCACAGTAATATTTACCATGCCACAAAACCGCGCAGGACTGGTCAAGGAACGCTTGGTTCATACGCGAGAAGATTTCTTTCGCAAACGCCTGATAGAAAGCCTGTACGGTAAGCCCGTCGTACACCATTGTGCCGGTCTTGTCCAGCAGGAAAATCCGTTCAGAATCAACCGCAATGGTATTGAAATACGGAGAGCCGCCACCAAACTGTTCCTTGAAGGTATATTCGCCGGGGTCAGTGCCAAGAATGCGCCAGACGCGGTTTTTCTTAAACGCTATCAGTTGGGAACCGAACGCGCGCAGGGCCGTGAAGCTGTCCCCATCCCATGAAGGTTGGCTGATGTCCCCTGCGCCATCTTCCGGGATTTCGATGTCTGCCGCCCAATCGGTCGGGTCGAACGGCGCAGAATATACAAGCATGTCAGGATCGTCGATGATTGCCCCGCCCCAAATCCGTTCTGCATATCGTTCGATCACGCCGAATTTCTTTGGGGTCGTAACCGTGGCAACAGAATAATTGTCGCCTCGGATCATTATCATCCCATCAAGAGCGTTAGACATCAACAGGACATCCACAGGCGATTCAGAGCCTTCCGGGTTGATCTCGTAGGCCACCCAGCTCCAGACATTGCTTGCGTACTCGGTATCAGTCCATGCCTCGGGAAGGTCAAGCAGCGTCCACGCATCAGCGCTCGGAAGCATGTAGTAGAGTTGCCCACCAGCGGCGGCAATCAAGATTTCTTTCTCGTCTACGCCCGTGTACCAGCGCCGATATAATCTCGCCAACGTTTCGATGGGATGGGCAAGCTCAGGGGTGAGCACCTGGCACTTTGCGGCAGGCTGCAATGTTCCCCCGATAGTTTCCATGTTTTCCGCGTCCGTTGCATATCGGGGATCGGCGTTGATCGTATCCCCGTATTGCAGCAATCCCTTAAATTCAGGGATTACCGAACGCGCATCGTAGGTGTTGATTGTATTATACGCCATACGCTCACCACGGGATGTTCGAGAAGGTCTTTACTTCGCCTGTCAGCGGGGCATTGCCCAGCTTGGACTGTATCTCGCGGAAAGCGCCCAAGAACTGCACGCTGCGGTTCTGTTTGGTGGCGTTCCCGTTCTGATACACTTTATAGGTCGCGTAATCCACAATCGCACTGTGCGCCCAAACAGGGACAAGCGGCACATCGGTTTCAGCAGAAAGCCGGGGATAATCGGCGTCGGCTACGTCGCTTGTATGCTCAGACGCGTACGCATACAGCAAGCGATCATACCCATCATTGATGTAATCAAGCAGGTATGGCGTAAAATCTCCAACATCGTCCGTATCGTTGTTCGTCTGAAACATTACGGCGTTTTTGATTTGTTCGACCGTCACGATTATTCACCCGGCTTTCATGCAGAAGGTTAAATGTTGGGGTATCTGTTTCGGAGTTGGTCAAAAACAGAGACAGGAACCGATACGCGCTCGCCGCGTTTGATCGTCCACCTGTGACCATTTACGGTCACGCGCTCGCACATGTCGCGGTTAAGGCCGGATTCGCTTTCAGGGGGCAGCGGCAGAATGATGTCTACCATGGGTTCATCGACAACAACCGGGTTTTTCTTAGGCATAGTAACCTCCTTGAAGATAGGGGCAGGAATTACCCTGCCCCGTTTATTTACGCGGTTGCGCCGCTCTCGATACGCACAATCGCATCGTCGTTCAGGACAACTGCGCAGAACCCCTTGACAGTCCAGGCGATAACCCCGCGCTGTTTGTGGGGGTCAAGCGCTCCACCGGGCGGGTAGATGTCAATGGTAACGTTGCCATTGTTCGCCAGCTTGACCGTGCCGAAAGCGTCTTGTCCGTAGATCAGCGTGGAGTACACGTCCACATCGGCCACACCGCCACCGGTAGGCACAATCGTCAGGGTCTTGGCGGTCGTCCAGTTGTTGGTTACGGAGGACGCGGGCTGCCAGCGGAACTTGATCTTCTTGGCGGTGGCATCGACGCTCTCAACGCACATCAGCGTGTCGTGGGTGCCCGTCTCGGTATACCGAACGTATACCAGCCGGCCGGTCAGGTCGCGGGCAGAATCGACGGAGATAGACGCATCGTAGGTCAATTCGCGCGTGGTGGCATCGTAGTTGGCAGAGGCGACGATGGACGAAGTGGCGCCGAAGATGTAAGTCTGAGCGGCAAACACTTTCGTGTTGGTCGATTCAAAGAACTTCACCTTGTACATGGTGCCGAGTTCGTACATTTCGATCTTGGCCTTGTCCTGATACTTGGCAATGTCCGTCCACATCGCGTCGGTGGTCAGGTCGTACACGACGTTGGGGTTCACAATGGCGTGGTAGAAGCCGTCAGGGAAAGGCTTGATGTTCTCGCGCTTGAGGGTACGGACAGCCTTTTTGATCTCCGCAGAGGTCAGGATGTCGGTAGCCAGCAACGTGGCGCGGGTCGTGTTGTTCGCGCCATCCACGTACTGGACGTTAAGCCCAGCGTTGAGGAAGTCGCGCGCAATCGTGTCCAGGGAAAGCGCAGCCTGATCGTTGAGCTGGTCGGCGGCAGCCTTGCTCATGTCGTCCAGCATGTACAAGTCCATCTCGTTCGTGATCTCGATGTGCCCGCCATACGACTTCAGCAAAGCGGTGAACGCCGTTTCGGTCATGGTCTGCCCTGCCGGGGTTACGCCCTCGGACAGAGGCGTGGTAATCGCATCGAGCGGAACGAACCGATGGAAATTGACAGTGCGCCCGTTGTGGAGGGGAAGCGTCCGCATCTGCGCATCCCGCAGATGGATAAGCTGGGGCTGGATGTTCTCCTGCGCTTTCCGCTCGAAATACTGGATTACGGACGGAGAAACGCCGGCATCATAGGTGTGGTTCAGGTTGTCATAGACGGCCATTTAAGGCGCCTCCTTTTATACCCTGAACTTGCTCCCGCTTTCGATTGCCTTATCGAGCTGTTTAAGCTGATCGCTGGTCATTTTGCTGATTTCCACCTTCGACACGTTCCCGCCGTTAGCTTTCCGTACGGGGGGAGGAGCAGAACTTGCCTCGCTGGTGTCCGACGTCATATATTCCGCAACGTCGTACATATCCCATTCCCCACTTAATACTTTTGCCCTGGCGGTAGGATCGTTTTTGAAGGTAGTCATGACGTCGATCCCTTTTGCGATCTGCTTCTCGGCTTGTTTGCCAAGCAAGGCTGCGCGTTCATCGCTCATCGTAACGGGGGTCGTCCCGGGTTGGGTGTTCTTTAGGGGGGCATTGTCCGGGGTCGATTCATCGGGAGAAAGACCGTAGCGACGGCGCACCAGTTCGGTAGCGACCTCGATGTTTTTCACATCGCCGGACGCCACCAGCTCTTGCGCTTCGCGTTTGATGTTGCTGCTGCGCAACGTGTTAAGCTGCGGTTCGTAGATTTTAGCCAAGCGAGCCTCGGTAGCTTCTACTGCCTTGGCAATGGCCGCATCTAACCGCTTGTCAACGCCCTCTTGGATCCGCTTCTGGATCCAGCCGGGTTTCTGTTGCGCGTCCTGTTGCTGCTCCGGTGTGCCTTCCGTGGGTTTTTCCATCAGCACATCTTCCAGCGTGGCTTCCTTCGGAGCCTGCGACGCGTCGGCCGCCGCGCTCTCCTGTTGCAACATTTCGACCGGGTTTGCCTGCGCCTGAGTATCTGCCATAAAGGTTTCTCCTTTATTACGCGACCTATGAAAACATAAGGCGCGGATATGTGAAGGCTATCTTGCGACAGCCATGCCACCATTTGGATTGCTACCAGCGGATGCCCCGCCCCCAGATGCGCCATTCGTGCCAGCAACAATTTCGCGGCCCCTGTTCGCGGTAGAGCTACGCCCTTGTTTAGCCAACTCATTCACGCTTTGCGTCTGAATCTGTTTCAGGGCGTCGTTCTCTTTCTGCATCTGCGCCATCTGCTCGGCCATAGACTGCAACTGAGCGACCAGTTCGTTCATTTTGTCAGTCTGCTTCTCCTGATCTTCAATAATGGGCAGAACGCGATCTTTGCCCTCAAAATTGAGCAACCGAAGCAGAAGCGAAATGGGGAAGTTTTGCTGCGCCTGCGCCGCCATAGTGTAAATGCTCATAAACATTTCGTTCATAGCCTCAATACGCAGGGCGTTACGCTTGTGTATTTCAATCTGAACGGAATATGGGGGCGGCGGAACGGTCTTTGTTTTCACGCCGAAGTAATTCTTGCGGTCAATCGTGACCTGACGCTTGTTTCCATCCTTGCCGGTTACAAGGAGCATACGTTCCTTGTCGTAAAACTGCGCCATCAGCCACAAGATTTGCTCGACCATGCGTTTGAATCCGTTGTTAAGAACATCCGTGCGCAGTTGGGCGATTTTTCCGCCAGCCTCTTGCAACGCAAGAATGGCTTTCGCGGAAGTTACGCCACCAGAGGTTTCGCCGCGTGAATATTCATTCGCGCCGCTGTCGCGTTTAAGGTCGGACTGCATATTAAGCATCTGCTGGACGATCATGTTATTCAGCGGTTCATGTCTGAGCCATCCCCAGTCCTGTCCCTCAACAACACTATCACCCTCAACCATATCAACCGCATAATTCGCAAGATCAGCCTTGTTGATACCAGAGTTTTTGCGTACTAACAGCTTACCCTTGGACGACTTGCGTAGGTTAGTGTCCAAATACTGCGCATACTTGTTAATATACCGCATCATCGGGGTAAGCTCGCTCACAATGCCTTCGCCAATGGGCTGGCCTTCGATTGTGGAGTGAACATCCATCACAAACGGGTACATCCCGTGGCTGAAAACATTCTCGCGCTTTTCAAGGAGCGCCCGGCCGGCGAGATATGCCACATTGATGTGATACTTTCCGTTTTTGAAGGTGCGATACCAGTATTCCAGCAGCATCGCCCGCGCTTCGTCTCTCTGACCGAGCGCAAGTTGTGTCGTCGGTATCCCGACCTGATTGTATGCGTTATCCTCGCCTTGAATATAGGGCGCCTTGTCAGGATAATGCTCTTTATACCAGCTAAGCGGATGCCAACTCACCTTAATCAAGGCGCGCGCGTCCTGTATGTCCTCTGCTTTCGGATCCCAAATGAACGATTCAATCGGCCAGCGGATCAATGCAATGTCACCCTTGCCAAAATTGATCGTTTTGTCCCATACAATCTGTGTTACAGCCGTGCCAGTTCCGAAAAAATCCTCCACACGACGGCGGTGGAGTGTTTCAAATTCATTTGTGTCGTACACAATAAAGCGAATCGCGTCCTGCAAATCGTCTGAAAGCTGTTGCTGGTCAGGCGTTTCAGGGCTAAGTTTGGCCTCGGGCATGTTCTGCATCTGATCGGCGATGCAGTTGTTTACGGTTGATTTCAGGGTTTGAAGCTGCAAGGCCGGCGCGGCGGTAGAAGCCGTCCCATCAGGGTTAAGTTCGGGGTCTTGGTATTCATCCCTCAGCCGCAAAACTTCCCTGCAAGCCTTGGCCTCGTTGTGGTATGTCTGGATGTCGTTTTCGAACGTAGCCAAATGGTCATAAACCGTATTGACAAAATCACGATCTTCTTCGCTCAGTTCTTGCGGCCCGATGGCCTCGATAACTTCCTTGATCACATTCTCGCCTCTTTATAGGGGTCGAACTTATAGTCTTGCGCAGCAGGCATTGCTTTCGGGCCGATAGGCCGCGCCATCAGAAAGTAACGTGTCTCATCGAGGCAATGATCTTCTGCGTCAGAATCAACGTCCTCAACATGCTTTAGCGAATACGGCAAGTTTGGGACAGTCCGAATCCAATCCGTGCAGGTACTAAACAAGTATAGCATAGGTCTACCGGTATTGTCAAATCTAAGTCGTTCGTGTACCTGTAGTTTTCCGGGCAGCCGCGAATTGTCGCCGGGCCGAAACACAACGCCTTTCTGCGTACCGGACGGGCGCATCTGATCGGCTACGCTGTCGCCACGGCTTTGATCGAAGATTGAAGGATCGGCAATGCGGTCAATGTGAATATTGTCCCTTGTTTCTTCGCGCTCACGATCTACAATTCCTTCCGCGATCTGGCGGGGCGTTAACATCAGCCCAACATTGGGACGCGATTTTCCCTTTTGATCCTTTTCACAGCCATACCATTCCCGATACCGATATACCCTGTCAAACGGGTCAACCGTCCACCAGCCAACCGAAAATGGACGAGTGTACCCAAAGTCAAAAGACATATAACGCGGCCAGTTGAGCGGGATAAAGAACGGGTCAATTACATGCGTCTTTAGCCGATCAACATAATGTTCGCGGTCGTTTACGAACTCTGTGAACACTTGTCCCTCAAACGCATCCCAGTCACCGTTTAATAATGCGCGACGTAACGGGGCAGGCTTGCGTTCAAGCTCAAAGATATAATCCTTGGTGATATGCGGGTTCTCCATTGCCAGCGCCGGGATATATTGGACGTGGACGAGTTTTGTTTCGTTGAGCGCTTCGCTGAAAATCTTTAGCGTCTGAACGGACAGGTAAGGCCCGCTATCAACAAAACGCGCCTTCACCCAGCTGTGACCGATGTTGCCGGGGTTGCTTGCCGAACGAACAATAGGGACGATGCCAAGAACTATCTTTGCGCGCAAACGCGAGCAGATGTAGTCGTATATGCTTTCTTCAAACGAGGTCAGTTCATCGAAGTAAAGAAACTGAATCTCTGCGCCCTGAAAGTCGTATTTGTCCCGCTCATGCTCGCAGTGCCGGAACTGAATGACGGAACCGTTCATCAGACTAAATTCATGCCGACCGACATTATACTTTGCGACTTCTTTTGGATAGCGGGACAGCGCTTCTTTGATGTCGGTATCTTCCAGCTCCCGATAGTTTCTACGAACGATGGTCGCGTTCGTTCCGGGAAACTTTATGCACCTGAAAAAAGCATCCATCACGATCGCACAGGTCTTTCCGCCACCAGCAGCCCCACCAAACAATATTTCATCAGCAGTCGATCCGTGAAATAATATCTGCTTCGGTGTCGGCGCATAGTCAATCTTGATCAACTCGACGGCCTCCTGCCATTTACACAGCCTGATTTCATGCGGCTGTGACCCATATTTGTACGCGCGGATAAGTAGTTATGATTTATATACTTTAGTCCTGCGGGGATACAGCACTGGGGAGGGGAGGCTTATGATATAGGGGCGCGACGCGCGGTGGAGCCGGTGCCCGTTTCTGGCCCCCCGCCTCACGACCGACCCCCCTATCCCCCCTACCCCGGGGTGCCCCTGTGCAGCCGAGCCGTCCGACATTATTGTGCGGCTAGCGAGGAGGCGACCGATCACGGCGCGCCCACACTATTAGCGCCAGCACTACGAGCAGCATAAGGATTGAGCCAGCATCGAGCACAAGCGTGTCCTCCTGTTGGCGGCGTTGCGGGCCAGAGCGTGATGGCCCGATGCTATCACCAACTAGTATACTAGTACATCACCGGACGGAACGCGCCAATCCGCTCATTGGACTGTGCCGCCGCCATCGTCCTCGCCGTTGCCAATCAGCGTCATTCCTGTTGGGCTGCCCAGAACCGGCGCACCTGCAACCTCGATTACGATCCGCTGCACAGACTGATCGGCCGCCATGTCGCCATATTTCCCCAGGATTGCCTGGGCCGCATTGAGCTGCATCCAGCCGGAACCATGAGTTACAAAATCTTGCAGCACACGCATAGCAGATGCAACCATGGCCGGAACCTGTTGCCGCAAAAGATCACGACAGTAGGCCTGCACATCGTCACGGTCAATCCATCTGCTTACCGTGGAAGGGTTAACCCCAAGTTCGGCGCCTATATCGGTGTAAGATTCGCCAGCCATATACAATCCAATGGCCTTGAACATCTTCGGAGTGATCTTGTCAGGCAGCGAGACGCTTGAAACTGACATACTAGTATATCTCCCACCCTTCTCGAGAAAACACGCGAGCTGAACCATCAGGAACCACGTCAATAATACACCTGTACCCCTTAAAAAGTCAATCAGCGAGCCAATATTACAGCTTCTAACTACTCCAAAGGGAGGCGAAATCACAAGGCACAGGCTAAACAGGTTGTGTGATTGAGAGCCTAAATATTACAAATAACACGCCTACTATCCGTTCTGAAAACGTTAATGAAGTTGTACGTACATAGTTATAGATGCGTCGATAATTTGAGGCCACACAAGGGTTTGCGTGTTTGGTGTAACTATAACCCGCCAAAAGGCTCCTATACACGTGAGGGTGTGTGTGATTTGTACGATTTGCTACTAGAGCAACGAACACTCCTCCTGCGTATAGGGGGAAAGGGGTGTTATAGTTACGCCGACCTAAACCTATACTACACAACGAATACTGTATAACATGCACTTTGTAGCGTATTTGAATAGCATTGTTAGCTTGACATTTAGTAAGAACAGGTTTATACTGCTAATGAAAGGTGGCGACTAGAATGGAACAGGAAAACAAGCAAACCGGTTGGGACATTATTGTGGATGGAGATCAGTATCTATCAGCGCTTGCACGACTTAAGAGGCACAATGTTACTGTGGAAGATTTGGCCTCGTACTTTGAGGTTGAAGAAAGGCAGGTGCGCGCTGCCCTGCGCAAAAAGATGAAGCTGCCGCAGCGCGATGCAATGTGGGAGGCCATTGATGCGTGCGAACAGATCAACAAAGACTGGGAAGCAGCCAACGGAGCCAGGAACAAAAAACTATTTGAGCCTGTATCCAAAACACGCAACGACTGCTTAGCCCTCGACGTTGCATATCAAACAAAGACGGTACACATTGACACAGGCGCCGGTTATTTCCCGCCACGGCCTGAAGATAAGGAAATTGTGATAAAGAATGTGTCTGTCACGCTGTTCAATGGGATTCTTATAAAGAATGGGATCACCGCGAGAATGTTTTATGACCTCGCCCCAAAGGAATGGATCGGGCCCTGCGACAAGAACGGAAAGAGCAAGCCTGTATACATCGACGGAACCGTTGTCCGCTGTATCCCGCTTGTGATTTTCCCGGATGATAACGTTGCTCCTGACCGCTCCTTTTGGGGCAGACCGAAGGCGCCAGAATGCCCGTCTAGCCCCGATCCTGTTCAACCTGCACAATAACCCATCCAAAAGATTGTGAGATGTTCCGATATTGCGCATCTGACAGGGGGTGATATGATAGGGGCAGATGAAAGAAGGAGGCCAGCAAACATGAAACAGACCATCGCAAACCGAATCAAGGAGGAGCTGTTTAACGCCGATATGGAATACGCTTACGCCCTCGCAGCTTTCCGGGCAAAATGTCCGAACGGTGTAAACTTCTGCTTTAAAACCGTTTCCTCCGAAGAAGCAACCGCCGCCATGCAGCTTTCTAAGGCAGAGGCAAAGTTCAACGCTATTGTATCGTTCGTTCGTCCGAGACTTGAACGTTCCGCTATGGAAGCGCTTACCGAATCAATCATAGCGCGGTATAACGGCGCGGAAACAGACGAGGCCGCCGTGGCCGCCCAAAAAGACTACTTTGATTTGTACTCCATTGTCTAGTCCATTCCACCCGTCTGACGAGGCCGACCCGCAACCGGCCGAAACGCGCTTGAAAGGAGCGCGTAACGGGAAGCCAAGCAGGGCAATTGATTCCCTGACAGGCGTTCCATTCCAAAAAAAGAAAGGTGGATCATCACATGAAATCATACTATCGCATCAGCCCGCGCGGATTTGCTAACGAGGACACAATCCTGTCGGCTGAAACGGCAGCCGAAAAAATCTATGCGGGAGAAATCGTATCGCGCCTGACCAACGATCCCAGCGCGTGGGGCGAGCGCATCACCCGCAAGGAGGCGGAGCGCATCACGGCCGCCAACCGCGCGGCCTATTGCAAGGGCGAGGCCAACAGCAACAACCCTGCCGGCGCAACCGAGATTACAACGGTACGCGACTACATGCGCCAATTCTGACAGCGCGGTTCCCAGCGGGTCGACCTTACCGGCCCGCCTCCATGCCGAAAGGCTGAATAAGGAGTAGAAAGAGGCATCATTTTATGGCAGGCAGACAAGATTATGAGGAGCGGAGACAAGCGAGGATTGATCGTCTGATAGGCGCTGCAAGCGCGGCCTCAGCTCGTTCCGTAGCTGAATCAACCAAGGCGTATGAATTGGTGAAAGATATCCCCTTCGGGCAGCCTAACATTATTGGCAGGCCAGCCCTCCCAGCGTTGCGCGAGAGAAGCGGGCGCTGCATGGATCGGGCGATTGAAGCCGACAAAACGTCAATCTATTATGCCGAGAGGGCAGAGGCGGCGCAAGGCAACGGCGCGATATCTTCCGACGATCCCAATTCGATTGAGAAGTTGACCGCAAAAATTGCCAAGTTAGAAGCAGAGCGCGACGCAATCAAGGCCGCGAACAAGGAAGCGAAGAAAACTGGCGGTACTCAATCCGCTTGGTACACCCTTCCCTACCTTGGCCGCGACATCAAAGCCGCCAAAGAACGCATTGAGAAGCTACAAAAGACCGAGGCAATGCCGGCTGAGCTGATCGAGTTTGAGGGCGGAGAGATCGAGAGCGACCCAGAAACTAACCGCGTTATTATCCGGTTTGACGAACGGCAGGACGAGGACACCACAAGCAGGCTACGGCTGCACGGGTTCAAATGGGCGCCCTCTGTTGGAGGTTGGCAGCGGTTGCGTTCTCCCGTGGCGCTACGGTATGCAAAAATGATTTGCGAAATAAAGAAGGAGGAGCAAGCATGAAAGACTACCCCTACATGATCCGTTGGACGCTTCGGCAACTTGTCGCCACAATCTTGCACCGCCCCGCATATGGCTATGCACGCACGCTGACGTTCCGGGAGATTCTGGAACGCGGCGGCTGGAAGTAGTTTCCCCCATGCGTTTTCAGTGCTCACCCTGACACTGTGAGCACAACAAAGCGCACGTAAGCGCGCTAAAATAAGGAGGTATTCAGACTTGGAACTTAACATCAAAGGGAAAAACAAGGCGGCTATTCTGGCGGCACTGTACAACAATTCGCGTCCACAGGGCATGGGATTTCTGCATTACGACCCGAAGCCCATGAGCGAAGAAGAGGCCGCAAAAATCCTTGAGGAATCGAGCGCCTTCGATTATCTGAAAGGGCGGGTTTTGAAAGTCAATCTATCTGGCGACGCTTTCGACCCGCGGCTGTACGACCGCGACATCGGAGAAGGTGCGGCGGCGAGCGCCCTCGTCGGCATTATCTAAAGCGGCATGCCCGCCAGTAGGCATCATATGCTGGCAGAAAGGCTGCTTGTTCGCCCTGCCCCGTTTAATCCCCCTAGCGGCCCCGCCAGTCGTCCCGATGCAAAAACGGGCATTTCCACCAACCAACCCGACCAGGGGCCATGTGCCCGAGCACATTCGCAGGGAAACGGCACGCGCGGGCGTTCGATCAACCAGAACGGCGCAGAGCCATGCCGTCCAGAAGAAAAAAGGTTTGGCAGTCCATCGGGAACCGCGCCAGCCGAAAAGTTTTTGAGCCTCGCCGCCAACTCCAAATGGCGTTTCTGACAGGCCGTCCCTTCCGTTTTACCGCAAATCTGCACTAAAAACACGCAAAAACGCTGTGAAATTCGTCAATATACAGGCAAAATAGATCGGTTTATACTGGACGCAGAGAGGAGGCGAGCGCAATGCGACGAACTTTCCAGTCCAACCAGAATGAAGTGAAGTAAAGCGGCACCGGCTCCAAGCCAAACGGAAAAACCTACGGAAGCGCGGCAGAGGCTTCGCTTCCGTCCTGCGGGCGTAGCTCAATGGTAGAGCCTCGGTTTCCCAAGCCGACAATGCGGGTTCAATTCCCGCCGCTCGCTCCACTTGAAAATAGCGAAAGGAGGCGTCTGATGTATAAAGTCAAAATCTTTTCTCTGCCAGGGATAATCGAACAGGGAACATTGCGCCTGTTCAAATGCACGCCCGAAAACATTGTGAAAAGGATGAAGGGAACCAAGTTGATTAAGGCCGAGGCTGCAAGCGGGGTTCTGGAAGAAAAGGACGGGCGGCAACTGATGTACTGCGTTATGGGAAGCGATGAAAAAAGCGAACCCGCAACCAAATAAAACAAGGAGGAAAACAAACCATGAGGCTACAGGAGCTCAAGGAAGGCAAAATCTCTGTCTGGACGGAAACCAAGCCCGACGCGGAGCGCTTTCTCGCGGAGATGTACAAAGCAGGGCTGACGTGGCCCAGCGGTAACCCCTCTGGTAAGGCACAGGCTAAGCGGGAGTATGTCTGCGGTTACTACTCTCCCCCGCTTGCGCTAAGCTATGTCGATGATGATCGGGGTTGGCACTCCAACTACGCGCTCACCGGCAAGGCTTTCAAACCGATCACCGTGGCGGAGTTCTTCGGCGATAAGGCTAAGTACATCATGAGCGATAAGCAGACCGCGATCTTCCGCAGGGCGTGTATGGCTTCTTCCCCCTGGGGCGAACCTTCTGCCAACCCCGAAACCAAACCAGCCAAGCGCAACGAGCAGGTTGTTGCGTACTATAACCTTGACGGAACGGTGACGGCCGTCTACAAGAAGAACGGCGCGGTCGTGGAGAGCGCCACCGTCAAGCGTTACTACACGGACAAAGACGACCTCCGCGTCGCCACGAAGCACGCGCTGGAGAAGATGCTGGGCGAAGTGAAGCCGAAGGACTACAACGCGATTGTTGACCGGCGCGCTGCTCTCGGCGTTAGCACGCTTGTCCGCAGGAGATACGTTAACGGGGCATATTCCCCCGACTTCAACCGCGGGATCGCAATCTTGGATGCGTGGGACGCGGCAAACCCTGCCCCGATGAAGAAGCCCGTCCAGTACAAAGAAGGCGATCTCGCCCGAGTGCGGGACGATCTGATTGTGGGCGAGGAATATGGCGGGCTAAAGCTACTTTCGGGTGCAATGTCTGCCCTGCGCGGCCACGCTGTGAGGCTGCTCGGGCGCACGCCCTGGGGCGAATGGAGCACGTCGTCCGGTTACGGCATGTCCGAAGCGATGTTCTCCGGCATCGTTACCCCGACCCCGCCGTTCGACAAGGCCGGCCGCCCGAATTACAAGGCTGGGCAGAAGGTCGCGGTGAAGAATGCGCGCGACGCCTACGTCGGGAAAATCGAAAGCGTCGCCCTAGATGGACACGCGCGCACGTACTACCGCGTTCGGGATAACGTCGGCGATTGCTGGTCGGTATCTCCCAGCGACGTCATCGGCCTCGCAGATGACGCATGATCCGTTCGTGTCCTGCCTAGGCTGTCCTAAGCACGTACTCGGTTGCCGCCCCGCCTGTGAAGGCTGGGCGTTCCGAGAGGAGAAGCAGCGCGCCGAGTACGCGCTTAGGGAGATACAGCAGTCTGCGGTGCCTGACCACGCCGGATACAAGAAAATACTGCGCGACCGACAACGCCACAATCAGATGAAAGGACGGTAGACCATGCAGCGCACCACTGAACCCGACCCGCACGTGCGGCTGGAAGTTGCCGAGGATGGAACCGTAACGGCAATCCATCCGGCAGAGGAGGAAACCGAATGAAACCAACCCGCCGCCTGACCCGCCGCGAGTATGCAGAAAACGCCGCGCTGCTGGCCGGGATCAAAACGGTTCCGGCCAACCACCAACCCGCCGACATCATAGGATACGGACGCTATCCTTATCCGCTGCGCTTCGCCAAGGAACTGGATACTGCGCCAATGACACCGCGCCTCAAAGCAATAGCGTTCCTGCCCGCAGAAACGGCCCGCAGGATCCGGCGCGTAGAAAACATTGGGCTGACCCTCTGCGTGGTTCTGGCGGCGATCCTGCTCGCCATGATGGTGACGATCTCATGAAATCGCTGCTTGACCAACTGGACGCTCAACTACTCTCGGAGGCCGACCCCGAAAAGCGGGCCGTGCTCATGGAACAAATTGACAAGGAGGAGGAAAGGTAAATGAGTACAGACTATAACGCGATCAGGGACAGAGTTCGCAAAGAAGCGCCGGGCCTATGCCCCATTAAGGGGCTATGTACCACGGCCGGGTGCCCGCTCAAAAGATGCGGCCCCTCGGTGGATTGCATGGATCAATCCATAGACATCAATTATTTTCTTAAGTGCCTCGACGACTGGGCCGCTGCGCACCCCGTCCGCACGTATGCAATGGACTTCTTCGAGAAGTTCCCGAACGCGCCTCGAGGTAAAGGTGGAGTTCCAAAAGCCTGCCCTCGCGATATTTCCTCAGACACCGGGACAAACTGCTTAACCCTCTGTAACGATTGCCAGAAGGAATACTGGAACCGCCCCATGCCGGACAAGGAGGCCAACCCATGAGAAAGTATCTTCGCGCCATCGCAAAGTCCAACATGGCGCTGATGGGAACCTCCCGCGTATCACACCATCTGGGCAGATGGCAAGCGCACCGAGTAGCCGCGTGGAGAATCTTTTGCACGCCAGAAGCGACGCAGGCCGCGTACATTGAATCGTTGCAAATCGAACTGAAAAACGACGAGAAGCGCAAAGCCGGATCGTTCAAAAGGATTGTGCGCAAGCCCGCTTGACAACCCGCGCTGATAGTGCTATCATTATCCTATCAGCAGAAAGGAGCGCCATATGTATACCTGTCCATCGTGCGGCGCGAACCTTGATAGCATGTCGGAGCGGTGCGACTGTACGAAAATGCCCTGCGTAGCGGCGAAACTGCGCAGGGCGGGCGAAAGGAAGGTGCGATTTAATATTACACCAAGACGCGCAAAACGTCAAGCAGATAGAATCAAAAAGAATTGGAAGGAGTGGGAGCAATCATGACACCGACGCTAACTCACTGGAAGAAGCTAGAGAACCCTGACTATATCGGGTCATACGCCTTCCAGCCAAACGAAACAAAGACGCTGACTATTGCCAGCGTGAACCGCGAAGAAGTCACCGGCCCTGACGGGAAGAAGGAAGAATGCACCATCGTTCATTGGCGCGAGAACGAGAAGCCGATGATTCTGAACGCCACGAACGGCAAGATGATTCAGAAGCACGCCGGAACGCCATACATCGAACAATGGGCGGGCGTTCGGCTCGACCTTAACGTTGAGAAAGTCAAGGCTTTTGGCGAAGTGGTCGAAGCCGTCCGCGTCAAAAAGACCAAGCCGGAGCAGCCCCAACAGGCGGCAACCCAGCAGCCGGTCTGTGCCGACTGCGGAAACCAAATCTCCGCGTCGGGCGAGTTCTCGGCCGCAGCTATCGCCAAAAGCACGTTAAGCAAATTCGGCGTAACGCTGTGCCTTGCCTGCGGTACGGCACGGAAGAACAAAACAGCAGAAGCGCCGGCAGCCCCGGCAGAAGGAAACGGAGAGGTAACACCAGATGTTGAAAATAACGAAAATTAAGATCACTAACATTCTCGGAGTATCAGAGCTAGAGCTTGATGGGCGAAGCGTCGAGCTGACGGGTAAAAATGGCACTGGGAAATCCTCGGTGCTAGATGCCATCATATATAACCTGACAAACAGCAGTGAGCGCGACTTTATTATCAAGCAGGGTGAAAAAGAGGGCGAAATTCTGGTTGAATGCGGAACCGCGCTACGGATTGACCGCAAGAAGCGCACCGAGCAGGCCGATTACAAATCAGTCAAACAGGACGGGCACGAAGTGGGCGGGGCGGAGAGTTTCCTGAAAACTTTCATCACGCCGATGCAGCTTGACCCTGTTGGGTTTGTCAACATGAGCAAGGCCGAGCAGAACCGCCTGATTCTGGACATGATCGAGTTCGACTGGGATCTGGAATGGATCCGCGCGAAGTTTGGCGAGCTGCCTGAGGGCGTGGACTTCGGCCAAAACATCTTGCAAGTCCTCAACGATATCCAGGCCGAAAGCGGAACCTATTTCCAGCGCCGGCAGGAGATCAACCGCGATGCCCGGCTTAAGAAGGGATTTATCGAAGAAATCGCGCGGGACATTCCCGCCAACTACAACGCGACCGCGTGGGAAGCCTACGACCTTGGCGCAAAGTACAGGGAGATCGAACAGGCGACGGCCACCAACAGCCAGATCGAGCGCGCGAAAACCTTCCTCGCCACATCTGACAATAAACTGCGTGCCATTGACGCGGATTACGAGATCAGCATTTCGGCAGAAGAAAAGGCGATTGCGAACGAGCGCGCTTCCATAACGGAAAATATCGCCCGCATGGAAGAACAGATCAAAGCTGAACGTGAGCGCCTCGGTACACTTGATGGCAAACTTGCCGACAAGCGCGCCAAACTGGATGCACAGCGCGCGGAGGCCAAAGCCAAGCTGGGCGGCGATCTGGAAACCGCGCAGAAGTATTCCAGCAAAGCACCCGTGGAAACCGCCGCCATGCAGGAAGAAGTCGCCACCGCCGAGGCCATGAAGAAACACCTGCGCGAATATGCCCGGATGCAGACCATGCAGGCCGAGCTTGAAACGCTTACCAAACAGAGCGACGCATTGACCGCTAAGATCGAACTGGCGCGGAACCTGCCGGGCGAAATCCTGCAAACGGCAACGCTTCCCATCGACGGCCTGACTGTGGTTGATGGCAAGCCGCTGATTCATGGGCTGCCTGTAAGCAACCTGTCTGATGGCGAAAAGCTCAACCTGTGCGTGGATGTGGCGCTCGCCAAACCGAGTGGGCTGCAAATCATTCTGATCGACGGCGCGGAGAAGCTAAGCGACGATAACCGCGCGGCATTGTATGCACGGTGCAAGGCCAAGGGGCTGCAATTCATAGCGACGCGAACAGATAATTCGGACGAACTGACCGTCCATTACCTGTGAGGGCGAAACGATGAAGGTGTTGGTTGCCTGTGAAGAAAGTCAGGCCGTTACCATCGAACTGCGCCGACTGGGGCATGAAGCCTACTCCTGCGACATTGAGCCGTGCAGCGGCGGACACCCTGAATGGCACTTACAGCAGGACGTTATCCCGTTGCTGGATGAACCGTGGGACATGATTATCGCGTTCCCGCCGTGCACTTACATTTCAAACGCAGGCGCGTGCAGATTATATCCGAACAAAGGGCAACTCGACCAAGCGCGGCACGCAAAAGGCATGGCGGCAAAAGAATTTTTCATGCTGTTTTTCAACGCGAACTGTCCGCGCATCGCAATCGAAAACCCCATACCGAGCACGGTGTTCCAAATGCCTAGACACTCGCAGGAAATACAGCCTTGGCAGTTCGGGCACCCATACACCAAGAAAACGCGCCTATGGCTGAAAGGCTTGCCCCCGCTTGTCCCAACAGAAATCACGAAACCGGTATCCCCCTACTGCCCATCGGGAACTGGAAGAAAGCGCAAAGACACTTACGGCGCGGCCAAGCGCGGGAACGATGCGAAGAACAGGGCAAAGACATTTCCCGGCATCGCCCGCGCCATGGCAGAACAATGGGCTGGACAAGTATAAACTAAGGAGGCAAAACAAAAATGATCTTAACCGCAGAAAACTACTTCTCCCCGGAGGCCAGCCGCGAGTATTTCAGCGTCAGTCAATTCAAATCATTTCTGGACTGTGAAGCCTGCGCGATGGCAGAACTGCGCGGCGAGTACAAGCGCGAGGAAACGACAGCCCTTCTGGTTGGCAGCTATGTTGACGCGCATTTCAGCCGCACGCTCGATCTGTTCCGCGCTCAACATCCCGACATCTACACGCGCACCGGTTCGCTCAAATCCGACTACCAGCAGGCCGACGAGATCATTGCCCGGCTGGAACGCGACCCGCTTGCCATGATGATGCTGGACGGAAACATTCAGAGCATCTATACTGGGATGATCCAGGGCGTTCCTTTCAAAGCCAAACTGGACTGCCTGCTGAGCTCCGAACAATGCGATAAGATTGCG